GACGGAAATCACACTGCCTAAACTCTCCCGCAAGATGGAGGAGTACCGCGCCGGCGGTATGAGCGGGCCGATATCCGTGGATCTGGGCAATGAGGCGATCACGCTGGAATGGACTGCCGGCGGCCTCATTTTGGAGGCCTTGTTGCAGTACGGCGCCCGTAGCCACAACGCCACCCAGTTGCGCTTTACCGGCGCCTACGAAAGTGACGATGACGGCACCGTGTCCGCTGTCGAAGTCGTGGTGCGCGGTCGCCACAAGGAAGTCGATATGGGGAACGCCAAGAGCGGCGACGACACCAACCAGAAATATACGACGGCAGTGAGCTATTACAAGCTGACCATCGATAACAAGCCCATTTTTGAATTCGATTTCATCAATGCGATTGAGAAGATTGGCGGCGTGGACCGCAATGCCTCCATTCGTAGCGCTATCGGCCTGTAAGCCAGGTCAACAGCAACCCCAACCCCTTTTTTTTATTCACTTTTAAGGACCACCATGAAAACCACCACTACCGCCGCCAACAACAACGTCGGTGTCTATTCCAAACCGATCCCCCTGGACGAACCGGTCAAACGCGGCGACACCGTCATTAGCGAAGTGGTCATCCGCCGGCCGAAATCGGGCGAGCTGCGCGGCGTCTCCCTGATGGATCTGGGCAATCTGAACGTGGCAGCCTTGCAGACTATCTTGCCGCGCATTACGCAGCCGACCCTGACCGCCCAGGAGGTCGCCGGTATGGATCCGGCGGACCTGACCGAACTCGGCTCTGAGGTGGCCATTTTTTTGGTGAAGAAAGCCGATCGGCTGGCGGCCTTCCGGACCGAGTAGAAGATCCCATGGCCGATATTGCGGTGGTGTTTCACTGGCCGCCGCAGGCCATGGATGAACTGGATATCACGGACTTGATGGCCTGGCGCGAACGCGCCAGGGTGCGTAGTGGAGCGGCGGAGTAAAAGAAACGATGAGCGATAAACAATTGCGGTTACAGGTGGTGTTTGCGGCGCTGGACAAGCTGACCGGACCGCTGAAGAAAATCACCGGCGAATCGTCCGCCCTGGGCCGCGCCATCAAGGCCAATAACGACCGGCTGAAGGAACTCAACGCCCAACAAAAGGATGTAGGGCGTTTCCGTGAGCTGCGCACTGGCCTGGATGTCAGCGCAAGCAAATTGCGCGAGGTACAGCAGCACGTTGCCGGCCTGGCGCAAAAGATGCAGCAGACGGCACAGCCGACGCGCGCCATGACACGCGAATTCAATGCGGCGGTGAAATCGGCCGGCGCCTTAAAGCGTGCCAACCAGCAGCAAAGCGAACAATTGCAGGTGTTGCGTGACCGGCTGTCCGGCGCCGGCATCGGCACCGACCGACTATCAAAACATGAGCGCAGCTTGCGCGGCGATATTGCCGCCACCAATGTCCAACTGGCCGAACAACAGAAGCGATTAGCAGCGATTGCCGGCCATCAGCAGAAAATCACCGGCGCCCGCCAGCATGCCGACAAGCTGCGCGGGGCAGCCGGCAATGTCGCCGCTGCCGGCATTGGTGCGGCGGTCGCCGGCGGCGCCGTGGGTGCGCCAATAGTAAAGGGGTTGCAGGAAGCCAAGCACTATCAGACTGAGAAAGCCCGTGTCACCGCCCTTGGTCTGGGGCCGCAGGTGAGCGCCGACGCCGAAAAATACGCCCGTTCCATGAAAACCTACGGCACCAGCCACGCCGAGAACCTGGAGTTAGTCAGGGACAGCATGTCGGTGTTCGGCGATCTGCCGCATGCGCAGATGGTGGCGCCCATGCTGGCGAAGATGAAATTCGGCAATAAGGCGTTTTACGGTGAAGAGTCAGGCGGCGAGAATGAACGCAAGTTCATGGACATGCTCAAGGTCATCGAGGTACGCGGCGGCACCGCCAGCTCGGCCAAATTCCACGATCAAGCCAACATGGTGCAAAAGGTGATTTCTGCCACCGGTGGCCGTGTCGGTCCGACCGAGTGGCTGAACCTGATCAAGACTGGCGGCATCGCCGCCAAGGGCATGGACGAGAAGGCGTTTTACTACGAATTGGAACCGCTGGTGCAGGAACTGGGTGGCTTCGGTGTCGGTAACGGCTTGATGTCGAGCTATAACAATCTGTACCAGGGCCGCACCAGCAAGCGCGCCGCGATGAACCTGGACAAGCTGGGGCTGATTGGCGACCACACCAAAGTGAAACACGACAAGGTCGGGCAGACGGCCCAGCTGGATCCCGGCGCGCTCTTGGGCTCAGATCTCTTCAAGAAAAGCCAATTCCAGTGGATGGAGCAGGTGCTGGTGCCGCAACTGGCCAAGAACGGCATCACAGATCCCGGCAAGGTGCTCGACACCATCGGCAGCCTGTACACCAACCGCAAGGCCGGCGACCTGATGGCGAACATGTATTTGCAGCGATTCCAGATCCACAAGAACAGGAAATTGAACGAAGGCGCCTACGACGTCGACCAGTTGAATACGCTCGGCCAGCAGCAAGCCAGCGGCAAGGAATTGGAAACCGCGGCCAAGCTGGCCGACCTCAAATTGACGATGGGCGAGAAGATCCTGCCGCTGTATTCCCGCGCCATCGACGCCGTGACCACCGCCCTGGACAAGTTAAACGGTTTCATGGAACGTAACCCGGCCACGGCCAAGGCGATGATTGTCGGCTTTGGTAGCCTGGCGGCCATCTTGGTCGTGCTGGGGCCGCTGATGCTGGGCTTAGCTGCCTTGATCGGCCCTTATGCCATGCTGCATGTCCTGTTCGCCAAAATGGGGATTGCCGGCGGCGTACTAACGCCGATCCTGCGCGGCATTGGCACCGCCTTTATGTGGTTGGGCCGCATCCTGCTGTTTGTCGGTCGGGCCTTCCTGATGAATCCCATCGGGCTGGCGGTGACCGCCATTGCCCTGGCCGCTTACCTGATCTATCAGTATTGGGAGCCGATCAAGGGATTTTTTACGGGCTTATGGACCGAGGTGCAGCAAGCGTTTGCTGGCGGCATTGGCGGCATCACCGCCCTGGTGCTGAACTGGTCGCCGTTGAACTTGTTTTACCAGGTGTTTGCCGGCGTGCTGCGCTGGTTCGGCATCGACATGCCGGCCAAATTTAGCGACTTCGGCCTGAACATCATGCAAGGGTTAGCCAATGGCATCACCGGCGCGCTGGGGACTGTCAGAACGGCAATCAGCGGCGCCAGTGACAGCGTCGTCGGCTGGTTTAAGGAAAAGCTGGGCATCCATAGCCCTAGCCGCGTATTTGCCGAGCTGGGCGATTTCACGATGCAGGGGCTGGCCATCGGTTTGCAACGGAGCGAGGATGCACCCGTTGCGCAGATTGGCAGCCTGGCCAAGCGCTTGACCCAGCTCGGCGCCGGCGTCGCCATCGGTGCAGCGACCATGCCGGCGCTGGCCTTCGATACCCGCCCGCCGCTGGCGTCGCGTGCGGCGGGCGCCGGCATGGTGGTTCAGGGCGACACCATCCAGATCAGTATCACTGCTGCGCCAGGCATGGACGAACAAGCCATTGCCCGCGCAATCGCACAAGCGTTGGAACAGCGCGACCGACAAAAGGCGGCGCGGCTCCGTTCCAGCCTGTCCGACTACGACTATTAAGCTACGACGAAGGAATTATTATGATGATGGCCCTGGGCATGTTTGTCTTTAGCCTGCCGACCCTGGCTTACCAGGAGTTGCAACGTAAAACCGACTGGAAGCACCCGAGCACATCTCGGGTCGGCGCCCGCAACGCCCGGCAGTTCACCGGCAAGGGTGACGACACAATTACCCTGTCCGGCTGGATCGCACCGGAATTAACAGGCAGCGTTTATTCGCTCGATGCCTTGCGCCTGATGGCAGACACGGGTAAATCGTGGATTCTGATTCAGGGCACAGGCCGTATTATGGGTTCGTACATCATCACCAGTATGACCGAGGGCCGTACTGTGTTGGCGAAGAACGGCGACGCCGGCAAGATTGAATTTTCCATCACCCTGGAGCGCACCGACGAATCCGTGCTGGGCATGGCGGCGGGCATCAAGGCCAAGCTGGGCGACATCGGCAGCATCAAGAGCATGCTCAGTCTGGAAGGCATCGGTAAAAGTGTGAAAGATGCTGTGGCTAGCCAACTGACGGTTGGGAATATTATCAAAGTCGTCAA